ATGGGCAGGATTCGCGCCCGCCTGATCGGCTGGACATACGACGACGAACGGCAGGAACTCCGCAGCCCTGCCGGCACCGTTGTATCAGTACGCGAGATCGCACAGATGCTCGTCGACCGCCGCGAATGCCGGCACGACTTCCAGGGCGAGTGGTCAGGCTGGAAGATGCGCCGGCAATTCCTCATCCCGCCATTCAGCGGCAGGAACGGACCCAAGTTGACACCAGCGAACGCGAAGCTGTTCCTCAACTGGGTGAACGAGCCGACGAGGCTCGACGCACTACAACGCGCCCAGGCGGACAAGCCGCGGCTTTACATAGTCCGCTGACACGTCACCACCGCACCACGCCATTCGAGAGGATCGAAGTACGTCACGCTGCCCGAACGCCTAGGCACGTAATACTTCCCGTCCCGGCAAACAGCGCGCCGCACCTTCTCCCGGTGCAATTCCAGATCACGCGCATCCGTAGCCGACTGATCACGCTGCACCCGCTCCGTAGACGCCCGCTTCGTCCCTTCGCTGGCCACCGAAGCTAACCCCCAAAGCGCCGCACCGAAGAAGAGCCACGCGATCAACCAGAACGCCAGCAGCGCGGACAGCACGCCGAAAAAAATCTTCCAGAACATCGCAACTCTCCCCGAGTTCCTTCAGCGAGACTACCGCAAAGCATTGCACCGTGCGGGTTCCGAGAATTAGTGAACGCGAGGATCTTCGATCGGTACAGGAATTCAAAAGCGGGCTGTCGGAGATGCGGCGAGGAAGGGATCACCGACGCGAGACAGTGCGGGCCGGATGGATCACGCGATCCAGGCGAGACCACCGACGGCCCTTAGAGACGCCCTCTCGGGCTCGCGAGGGCTACGCCCTCACACCACGGCCCATAGTCAGCGACCACCACCGCCGCCGAAAGGATCAGCATTCCAGTCGTGGTACTCCGGCGGCGTGTAAGACACGGCCGTAGCACGACCACCGCGGCCCGCCGAAACCACTGAACCGCCGCCAGCCATGGTCGAAGTATTGCCATAGGCCCCCGAAGCACCCTGGGCAATGACCGGCGAGGCATCGCGAATGTTTTGGATATCTTGCCGCGAGTAGCGTTGCGACTCATCCAGCGGCCACGCCGTGACGACGATGGTTTGCACATCCTTGCCCTTGCCCCACGTAAGCAGCGCACCGAATGGCTTACGCTCGACAGTAACGCCCATGGACCGAATCTGACCCACCGTCAGCGAATCGAGAACGCGGGACTTATCCGCGCGCCACTCGATCACGCCGTCGAACTGCCCATCATCCAGCAACACCGCACCCGCAAGACGCGCCTTGCCCTGATCCTGCAACTCCCAAAGATAGGCCGCTTCCGGAGGCATGTCCGGCCGCTTCGGCTTCACCGCCGCCTGAGCCGCCGCCTGCGCAGGCTTAGGTAGCTGGGCAGGCGACGGCACGGCCGAGACAGCAGGCGACGCAGCGGCCGCTGCAGCGACAGGCACAGGCTTTTTTGACGCACCACCCGAGGAAGTGAAAAAGCGCACGTAGAAGAACGCACCGATCAGCAACAGCACGCTGGCCAGGATGAAATACGGCAGCACTGTACGCCAAACCGTGATACTGCCCTCGCTATAGACCTCAGTGTTATCCGCCGCCTCCGGCAGGAAACCGTGATAAAGCGGAAAAATCGCCGGATCGTATTTCTTTTTAGCCTTGCCTACCTGCTCGAACTTATCCGGGCCAGTGGTTTGCCAGTACGTCACCAAATAACTATTAGTCATGCCGACAGCCGTCAGCTTCTGAAAAACATTCTTGCGCTCGACGCGAGCGCGCAATGCAGTGTGAAGGCGCTTGTACCACTGGCTGATTAAAAGAATATCCATGCCAGCATGTCCATGCTCGGCAAAGAAATCCTCAACCCCCGGAGGAAGCGGGCGCATCGACTGGACGTAATACTTATGGCATTCATCGACAACGACCAAGCAGCCCGGATAACCCGCCGTAATCTCCGACAAACGCGGCACATCATCCGACGGCACAAGCACCAGCAATTCGCGCACGTCGTCAACGCTCACGCCCAGGTGAACCGCAATAGCCTCATGATCCAGACCATCCAAACGCGCGAACACCCTACGCCCCTTTTTCAGGGCAGGAAGAATATGTTCCTTTACCGCGTCATAGCTCTTGCCAGCACGCGGCACACCTTCATTAAAAATCAGCATGTCATCACCACTGCAGAGCCGTTGCGAGTTTGCGCACCACACGGAACGCGTAGCCCGCGCCAATAAGCATTATCCCGGTAGAAAACCCGAGACGATCCACAAAATAGCCCAGCGACGGCGACAGGTAACTAAACAAATGACCGACCGAATAATCCGCCATCCAATCAGGGACCGGAATGTCTTTAACCAACTCCGCCACTATCTCAAGCACCTTTTTAAGGAACTTGAGAATCATATCGTTACCGAAATCGAAGAAGGCACCCCACAGCGCCTTCCACATGCTAATTAGCCAGTCTTTAAAATCATTAAGCCAGCCCATTAGGAATCCCCCATGGCAATACGCCACGCCGCATAAGCGCAGCCGATAATCAAAATCCACTTCGCCATATCAAGTAAATCGGCCAACTCCGGCGCGCAGTAAAAATCCATCGTCATGGCTGGCAGATAATCACTTTCCGGCACCGTCCACACCGGACACTGACCACCGACCGCCCCCAACGTGAAGAAATTCGCCGCCGTCGTGCCGAAGGGCGAATCCTTCACGCTGGTTTGAAACTCACCCACCACAGAGCCGACTGTATCCGTTGACTTCGTGTAGAGGCCATCGAGCGTGCCAGTGGACTGCCCCGCCCCAGCGCCCGCAATGGCGCAACGCGTCGCCCAGGTCTGATAAGCGACAGCGGCAAGCGCAGGACTGCCCGTGACAACGGGAGGCGTGTTGCAATCGCCGCCACCGAATGACCCCGTACCATCCCCCGCCCCACCCGACGATGACGGCGGCGCCGGCACAGAGTCATCAGCACCCGCACCCGAGTCCGGCGAGCCGCCGCTAGTGTTGTAGTTGTTGACGGTATTATTGGTCGTGACCCCGCCCGTTGTGTCCGCATACTTGTCCGTAGCCTTCAACTGGCTTGCCGGCTCAATCACCGGAGGCATAGGCGGCAACGGTGCAGGATTGCCGGCACACAGCGTAGTGTCGCCCCCTGTAACGCAAGCACCGGAAGATGGCGGCTTGTCGCTCACGCAGACCTGCACGCCCGCACCGTTCACCGCGCAGAACTTGCCCGCTGCAACGTCGTGACAACTGCCACCACCGCACAGCTTGCGCTCCGGCGTCGGATCGCTCACCGGTGGCGACAGGTCAGGACCACCGTTGCACTGCGCGCCCGTGGAACTATACGCCCCGCCGAATATCTCCGAGATTGAACCGTCCATGTTGATCCGCTGATGACTGGTGCCACCAAGGGCAGGATTAGGCGCATAGCTACAGCCGGCGACGCAGACGGAACTAAGCCCACCTTGGAAAGTCTTTGTCGGCAAATCCTGGCACGGGTTAGGCCGCTCGCCGAAGAAGATGTAACAACTCTTGTTCACGCCGCCGAACACCGAGCACCACGCGTTGTAGTTCGCGTTCGCCTGCGGGATCGGCTCATAAACGCAAGCACCATAGCCACGGCTGGCAGACCACGCGTTACACGCCGATTGCGCGGTCGCAGAATCCGCATACTGCGCACGAGCCAAGCGCGGACAGACGCAGGCCAGCGCCAGCAGAGCGACCAGTCCGAGAACGCGAGCCATGCCCATCATGATTCGCTGAGCCCTTTGATGATCGCGTAACCAATCAGCGACCCGAAAATAAAAACCACCAGCTGCAGAAGCATCGCGGAACCCTCAAGAAAACGAGGGGCCGAAGCCCCCCGCCCAAGCTCAACGCCCGAAGAACGAACCGATAATCTCGGCTCCCCAATAGACGATGTTGACCGCGGCATAAACCGCACCCGCTCCGATAATCGCCACAATCAGAGCCCCCACGGTGATGTCGTGATAAACCGCCAGGAACGAAACGGCGTCCATACACAACTCCCAAAAAGAGTTGGGGGCCTAAGCCCCCAACCGGTTAACGGCCGAAGAAGCTGGCCAGCTTGTTGACGCCCCACTTCACGAAGTTGGGCGAGGCCTTGATCGCGCCAGCGGCCAGGATGGCCGTGACGATCGCAGCGGCCGAGATGTCGGCAAGAACGCCGGAAAAATCCACACCAGTCATGTTGAACCCTCATTTGCGGTTGAAGAAATTGGCGAGCACGCCGGCACCCCACGCCACGAGGTAGAAGAACACCGGCCATGCAACGCCCGCGTTGAACGCAGCCGTCACCTGCTCCTGCGTCGGCATTGCCAAGAACGACGCCGTTGCCTGAGACGATGCGTATTCAGTCCGCGTCAGCAGCACGTAGCCCCCGCACACATCAGCGCTTTCCGTGGTTGCGACCACGGAGCCGTCAGCATTGAGATATACGCACTGAGACACGAACCAAACCCCTTTGAATGGACGTCTAGACGTCCATTCGTAAATGAACTTACTTCGACGAAGCCGCCACCGGGTGCGGCTTGGCAACCGGCGCCACCAGCGGCGACAGAACGACACGCGTCACCGCTAACCGGCCGTTGTTGAACGAGTAGGACTCGGGCGCCAGCTCGTAATCGCCGGGCGGGTATTCCTTGCCCGGATCGACCGTCACCTGAAACGACGACGGACGCCCCTTGATGGTGATCACGCACCACTGGCGCATGCGCTTGCGCGTGACGCCTTCCCACGTGGATTCGAACTCTTCAGGCGCTTCGTTGAGAACTTCGATTTTCATTGCACTGTCTCCGATTGATCGACTTTGAAAGCCCACACCTGGCCGTCTGGCCCCACACAGACGCGCCACGGAGAGCGAAGAAATTCGCCCGTGCACGCATCCACATAACCACCCACCACCTTGCGAATGTCCGCCGTGCCCGGCATGGCATCGCGGACCCACACCGGAGCGCGCCAATAGCGCACTTCCTCGCGGCCGGACTTGTCCAGGCCACCCACGCCGAACATGCGGCAGCCAGTCGGATACATCGCGGCATCGGCTGCAGTCGCCTTGCTGGCGTACTTCATGAGGTAGCCAATCGGGTTCTGCGCCGTCTGAACATTCGTGCTGCCATGCGGCCACCAACCGCACTCATCGAGCTTCGGCAGGAACTTTCCCTTGGGCAGCCATACGACCATGTGATAGTGCACAGCGCCGCGCTTTTGCAGCTCCGCGACCCACACGAAGCGCAAGCGAACACCCTGCCGGCGAGCCCATAGCTTCAACACGTTGCGAAACGCGGCCATGTGCCCCGCACGCCAGTCATTCACGCCGCGATACGTCAGCGTGATGAATTTCAGGTTCCAGCGCTGCGCAGCGCGTTCCTGGTGCGCAAGCCGATGCAGTAGCCGCGCACTGTTCGACACACCGACGCGCATCCGCTTGCAGCGCTGAGCGTTGCGATCAATAGCGAACCTCTCGCGAAGCGGCCGCTTTTCTGCCCCTTCATGGGTCGATGACCCACTTGTTGCATTAGAGATAAACCCCAGGGCCAACGGCTCCGCGCTCGCTGCGCTCGCGCGGGGCCGTTGGCCCTTCCCTGCCCCGTTGAAAGCAGCCTTGCACACCTTGTCCACGATGCGGTCACGACGCTCCCACGTCGTCAGGCTGCGCCATTCAGCAGCAGCCACGGCCATCTGCATACGCTCGGCAATGTATGCCTCAGGCGTGACGAAACTCACTCGCCATCCCCCACGTCGTCGGCGACTTCGACGTTATCTGCGAGCGATTCCGCAGCCATCGCCAACACAAAATGAAACATGCCTTGGCCGTTCTCGACGGCGCGCTCACTCATTGCGCGCAACTGCGTCACCACATCGCACACTTCCGCGACCGTCACCGGGCCGATGAAATCAGCATTCATTGGAGTCCCCTGGAAAAAGATCGAGAAAAGCCGCGATGCGGGCGACCAGCTGGGTACGGTCGGGCAGCTGATGGAGCGGCACGGCATGACCGTGCTGGTACATCCACTGATTGTGGTAAACGGTGCAACGCAGCTCGCGAACCAACTTGGTCAGCGCGGGCGGTATGTCGGCGTCGTCGTACTTGCCGATGATCTGCGCAGCCATGCGCAGGCCCCAGAGTTGCCCCTCGGCGTACACCGTGGCCGCATCGACAATGACTTCCGTGGACTCGCGGGCGGTCATGAGCCGTGCCGCCGAAGAAGCCAGGAGAGAACGCTACGAATGCGCCGAAAGAACTCGACAATGCCGAGGAGGAGCACGTAGAGGAACAGCAGCGCAAACGCCGCCCTCATACGTGCTCACCGCAGCGCATACAGCACAGATCATCATCGACGGGCCGCATATCGCCGCAGTTCTCGCACCACATGCTGCCATCCTCGCCCTCGCCAACCGGCTCGACCACCTCGCCGCATTCGTCGCAGTACGCGTTGCTAGAACCGCTCAGCTCTTGCAGCTCTTCGTTACCGCAATTCGGACATACACCGCTCATGAATGGACCTCACCAAGAAGAAGATCGGCCGCACGCTCCAATAAAACCGGACGGCTAGACGGCTGAAAATGAGCAAGACGGAAAGCGGAAAGCGCAGCGTCTTGTTCCGCATGCGTGCGGCATTGCTTGCGCATCGCCAGATCAAGGCGCGACTCTTCCGCCGTCATGGGCTGGGTATGCCTCATGACCGCACCCGGGCAACGCCACGCCATTCCTCACGCACGAAACGCCCCGCCGCCCTGCCCTCGCCAGCCCGCAGGGGAACGGACTCGGCGTAGTAGGCAGGGCGGCGGGAACTCGGGGAGACGGGGTAGCCGACGCAGCCGGCCAGATTGGCCCGCAGGCGGGCGTTCAGTGCGCGGAGTCTGAGGACCACGACTACCAGCCAGAACGCGGCCAGAACGAACGGGATTGCGGCGAGAAGGTACATTTGAAGCGCCCCTGAATACTCAACACGCGTTGAGCGTCGGGAAGCTTTATAGTTTCAACAAAGGTTGAATGTCAACGGGAGTTGAGCATGTCGAACGCAAATATTCTGCTTGACAAGTGGATGAAAGTATGCTCGATCAAGACGCAGGCAGAAGCAGCCCGCATCCTGGGCAAGGCCGGATCAGCGACCATAAGCAACTGGCGAAGCGGATACGCCAAGCCAGACAATGATTCAATTGCGCTGATCTGCGAACAGTGCGGCGAGGACGCAGCACACTGGATCGGCAAGCTCAATCTCGACTTCGAGGAGTCACCCCGAATGCGCAAGGTGTGGCTTCGACTTGCGCGAGCGGCTGCCGTAATATTGCTGGCCGTGAACGTGGCGCCGGCTCACACCGGGACGGTTTCGGCTCCGCATAATCCGGGCCACGTGTATATTATGTAA